GGTGGTGCAATGAAATCAGCATTTGGATAAATCATGGCTATAAGTTACCCTCTTAATACACCTACAACTATTGGCATAGAGAGTATTGAACTACGTGCTATGAATGCTGTAGCTGTCTCTCAGTCTCCCTTTACTTATAAGCAACAGGTTATTTCCCATCAGGGTCAAATCTGGAGTGCCTCAGTCAGTATTCCCTCAGTGCGTAGGGATCTAGCCGCTGAATGGAAAGCTATGTTGGTAGCTCTTAAGGGGCCTGTAGGAACATTTCTACTGGGTGACCCTGATTATGCTACACCTAGAGGTACAGTAAGTGGTACACCTACATTGTCAGGTAATGCAGGAGATGCTACTCCAACTATAACTTTGACAGGAACACTTCTAGCTGGTGATTACATTCAGTTAGGTACAGGCTCCGCTGCTAGATTACATCAGGTCTTGGTTGATAGAACTGCTGGTACTAATGTTGAACTGGAAGTTTGGCCCTCTCTTAGAAGCACATACTCAGGTGAAACCGTTATTTACAATAGCCCTAAAGGTGTATTCAGACTTGGACAGAGTACCACCTCTTGGTCGATAGATAACGCAAGTTTCTACGGCATATCCTTTGACGCTATAGAGGCCCTACAATAAATGTCCAGAGTATTACCAACATCAGTAGTTGATGCCTTAGATGATGATGTAGTCTACCCCTTCTTTGCTGTTGAAATGAATTTTGATGGTAGTGATGTATTACGTCTATGGACAGGTGTAGGTACTCTTAATGTACAAGGTGTTGAATGGACGGGTGCTGGCACTCTCTTAGGCATATCTGCTGTAGAAGAGACTACAGAGACTGCTGCAAGGGGTGCAGACATTACTATTACAGGGTTACCTTCTGAAGTGTTGTCTTTAGCTCTTAGTACCCCATATCAAGGTAGAACTTGTAAAATATACTTTGGTCTATTTAAAGCTGCAAAGATAATAAAAGAAGACTCATCTTTCTTACTACTAGAAGATGGATCAAAGATCTATTTAGAGGATCTCAACTCTGGTTTCACTGAAATATTTACTGGTTACATGGATCAGATGAATATTGCTGAAGGTGCTGACACAGGTACTATCCAAGTTAAGGTTGAGAACAAGTTGATTGATTTGGAAAGAGCTAGAGTAGCTAGATATACTGCTGAGTACCAAAGGTCTAGGAATATAGCTGGTGCAAGTACAGATGCCGGGTTTGATTTTGTAGCTAGTATGCAAGACCAGAAACTAGCTTGGGGTAGGAGTTCTGAAAGCTAATGGCTTTATTTGGAATAGACATTGATTTATTAGATGAGGACTCTAATCTATCTGCTGCTATTACTGGCGCTGTAACATTTGCCGTTGCTGCCACCATAGGTTTTCCTGCGCTTGGTGTTGCTGCAATGGGTTTTGGTAAAGCAGCATTACTGGCAGGTGCTTCAGCATATGCTTTAACCTTGGGAACAGCAGCATTAACCAAAGCATTAAGCCCAACTCCAGAATTAAGAGGTGGTGATCAAGGTTATACAATAACTCAAAGAGGCTCAACTATGCCTCATCAGGTTATCTACGGTAAGACTAGAATAGCTAGTGGTATAGTCTTCCAAGGGGTTACAGACAATAACAAATATCTACACAGCGTATTAGCTTTTGCTGGACATGAAGTAGAAGAGTTTGAAACTATCTATTTTAATGATGAAGTTCTTACTCTGAGTGGTAATGACGTTACGGCTCCAGCTAAGTATGTTGGTAAAGTTAAGATAGTTAAGAAGTTAGGTACAACTACACAGTCTGCTGTTACATCCTCTGACTTAGGTGGCGTTTCTCCCCCTTCACAATGGACAACAGACTGTAAACTACTAGCTACGGCTTATCTTTATGTTATGTTGGAGTATGATGCTGATGCATTTCCTAATGGCGTTCCAGAAGTTACAGCAGTAGTTAAAGGTAAGAAAGTATACGACCCTCGTACAAGCACTACAGTTTGGTCTGACAACCCTGCTCTGTGCTTAAGAGATTACATTACGTCAGGTAAAGAGGGTACGAATACAACCCTCTACAACTATGGTATCAGTGAGGATATTGAAAGTGTAGATGACTCTCTTGTTACTATAGCTGCTAATGTCTGTGACTATCTAAACTATCCTGTTCTGTCAGGTGGTACTAGGTTCTCTCTTAATGGTGCATTCACTACTAATACTACACCTTACGATGCTATACAGAACTTATCTACAGCTATGGGTGGACTATTGTGGTATGCTCAGGGTAAGTGGAGAATGAAGCCAGCTTACTACACAGATCCAGTATTAGATCTTAATGAGGATGACTTAAGATCAGGTATATCAGTTAATACTAGACATTCACGTAGAGATAACTTTAATGTAGTCAAGGGTACATTTAGAGGTCCAGAGAGTGACTATCAACCATCTGACTTCCCTCAAGTGCCTATTCTTAACTCATCGGCTTATAATGCCCTATTAGCTGCTGATGGTGGTCAAGAGAGTGTAATTGATTTACAGTTACCTTTTACAGATAACACAACAGAAGCTAGACGTTTAGCTCTTATAACCTTAGAGCGAAATAGGCAACAACTCAGTGTACAGGCTACCTTTGGTCTTAGGGCTTTCCAAGTTCAAGTGGGAGATATTATACGCCTAAGTAATACTAGATTTGGCTGGACTAATAAAGAGTTTGAAGTTGTCTCTTGGGATTTTGGTCTTCAAGAAGACTATGACATTCTAGTTAATATGTCTCTCAGAGAGATTAGTGAATCTGTCTTTGATGAGGTTTCTGATGGTGCAGTATACGAGAGTGACAACACTACATTACCATCCCCATTTGATGTACCACCTGTAGCTGTAGCCCTCACTCAAGAATACAGAGTTATCAATGAGCATGTAACTAACGTCCTTGTAGTTAATGTATCAGCTACAGCTTTTGAACGTGTAGATTACGTCGAGGTAGAGTTTAAGAAGTCTACAGACTCAACTTACAGTGTCTTAGGCACAGGTGACTTAGGTAGATTTGAAATCTTAGACATTGAGACACCTCTAGCTGGTGCAGCAGGTACTATAATCTATGATGTTAGAGCTAGAGCTATCAATGCCTTTGGTATTAAAGGTACATTCACTGATGCACAGAAGACTGTAGAAGCTGACACTACTGGCCCATCTGCCCCGTCTACATTTGAAAAGCAGTTATCTGGTGGTACTCTCTTCTTTAGTTGGACTGCTTCAACTGACTTTGACTTGTCGTATTACAAACTATGGCATAGCTCATCAACTACAGCTACTTTTACTGATGGTTCTGCGCAAGTCATAATCAATAAAGTAGCTAGACCAGCGACATCAGTAGCCTACCCAGCTATCTCAGGGACATTCTTTATTGAGCCTTATGATAAGTCAGGTAACGAAGGTACTGTAGCCTCTGTTGTTGTTCTACCATCTGAATTACCTACACTAGGAACCTCACAGACTGACACTGAGAACCCAAGTTTCGCTGGTGCTAAAACTAACGTAGCTGTGGCTACAGGCCCAGATCCTGATGAGTTAAGACTATCTAGCTTTGCTACTGCACCCTCTACAGGTACATATGAGTTCACAGGATACTTAGATACAGGCTCAACTAGAACTGTAAGGGTATCAACTAACTTAACCTCTACTAGGCATCACGCTAATGCTTCTGGGGGATTAGTAAATTGGGATGACATACCTAATAACTGGGATACTTGGCCTAATAGTTGGGATGATTGGTCAGATGAAGATCAACCCTATGGTGACTTCAGTACAACTATTTATGTAGCTGCAACGAGTGATGACCCTGCTGGTTCTCCTACATGGGGATCTTGGCAAATAGCTGCTGGTGAACTCACAGGCAGGGCATTTAAATTCAAAGCTGAACTCGACAGTACCAGCAATAACGTATCACCAAGCATAAGCGTCTTGGAAGGGATAGTGGAATACTAATATGGCACAACATGACTACAACATAGCTAACCAAACAGCAGCTAATGCTAGAACCGACATAAACAACGTCCTATCAGCTATAGCTACAAACAACTCAGGAACTTCTGCACCTAGCACTACCTTCGCTAATCAATGGTGGTATGATACTGATGACTTTATCTTGTATATAAGAGCAAATGGTAATGATGCTTGGATACCTGTAGCTTACCTAGATCAAACAAATGATAAGTTTCGTATCCTAGATGATACACAGGTAGTAAACACCTCTGGTACTCAAACTGGTTTACTAGGGGATCAGGCTACAGCTACATGGGAAACTGGAACAGGTACTGTTGAAAGCCTTGTGTCACCAGCTAAGGTAGCTGCATCAGCAACTGAGGTTGTAGCTGACTATGCTGTGGGTGTTGATCAAACGTGGCAAGACCTGACAACCAGTAGAGCCATAGGCACTATATATCAAAATAACACAGGTAGGCCAATTAGTGTTCAAATACTTGGTGGGTCTGGTGGTGGTGGATCTACATGGTTTGAAGTTTCAACAAACAATTTTAGCAGTTATGTGACTATAGGCGGCACTAAAGACCATGACGGACATTCTCAAATGGGGGGCATAATACCAAGTAGTCATTACTATCGCATGAGAATAATATCTAATTCTTTTAGTCTCATAAAATGGGCAGAGTTAAGATAACAAACCTTAAGTAAGGGATAAGGAATAATAAAAATGGCAGATCAAAAGATCTCAGAATTAACAGCCCTTACTGGGGCTAACGTAGCTGACGATGATGCTATAGCTATTGTAGATACATCAGCTACTGAAACTAAGAAGATAGTCTTTAGTGAACTTAAGAATGCCCTAGATACAGCCACAGGCTTTGTCAGGATCACTGGCGATACCATGACTGGTGACTTGTCCTTCGGTGACAATGACAAAGCCATCTTCGGCGCTGGGTCTGACCTACAGATTTACCATGATGGTAATTCAAAGATAACTGATGTTGGCGATGGCAAACTGGAACTTCATTCCAATGGAACAGGCGTGTTTATTCAAAAAGGTGCAACTGAGTACATGGCTCAGTTCCTTACGGATGGTGCAGTAACTCTGTACCATGACAACGCCCAGAAACTCGCCACCACCTCCACAGGTATTGACGTAACTGGCACAGTGACTGCTGACTCCTTGACTATGGATACAGGCGGTGTTGCTCTACTTAAAACAGCAACCGACGATAATATAAGAATATCTCAACAGACCCATGCAAGCATACAAGCAGTGAATGATGCTGCAAATGCCTTTACTGAGTTAAAGCTAGATGGGTCTACTCTGTTATTGAATAGTCAAAGCAACGGTAATGTTGGGATTGGCACGAGTACAGCGTTGACTGGCCCTTCCCCTGCAACTGCATTACGCATTGGCAACCAAATAAACATTTATGAATATGATGATGGCTCAAACCCAGTTCAAATGAACATTGACCAAAACATTGATGCCAATGAGAATTACATTACCACAGACCACGCGGCACGTTATCAAATGCGTGATGGTGTTCATAAATGGTTTACTACAGGTTCAGGAACGGCTGGAACTGCAACGAATATAGGTGCTGGTGAAGCAATGCGCATCGACAGCAGCGGTCGGCTTTTAATTGGAAATACAGATGGCAGCTACGCTAGTGCTAATGCTGATAATATAGTTATAGGCGATAGAACATCATCTTCAGAAAGCGGCATTACATTTGGCTCAACAGTCGCAAGTTCTTTACGATTTGCAGATAGCGGAACAACGCAACGAGGTTTAATTCAGTATGTTCATAATGATACGATAAATACTGACTATATGAACTTCTACACTGCCAACGTAGAAGCCATGCGCATCGACAGCAGCGGTCGGGTTGGAATTGGTGGAGTTCCTAACACCAACTGGCGTAATGATATAGCAGATCAAGAAGTTCTTATGCTTGGTACTGAGGCTACTTTTTTCGCAGATAGTGGTGTGACAACTGAGCTTTGGAACAATGCTTATGTAGATAATGATGATGTATTTAAAAATATATCTACAAGGGGAGCTTCTCGTTATTTTCAATATGAAGGGGCGCATAAGTGGTTTACTGCAGCTTCTGCTAGTGCAGGATCAAATATAGGCACTGAAATAAACACTAGCCCCAAAATGACACTAGATGTCAGCGGTAATCTGTTGGTGTCTACGACAAATCAACAACCTGCATCAACAAGCGGCGTTGAAGGTTTCAGTGTATATGCAGGCGGTCAGGTGCAGGCATCGAAAAACGGTGCAACGGTAGCTAGGTTCAACCGAAATTCCTCGGACGGCGACATCGTGCAGTTCCGCAAAGACGGCGCCACGGTGGGGAGTATTGGGGTAGACAATACGGACAACCTAACAATCTCAGGAAACTCAAGCCACTGTGGTTTAAACTTTAGCACCGATGATGTTAATCCATATAAAAATGGAGCCTACACTAACGGTACTACAAGTTTAGGCTCTGCTAGCACCCGCTTCAAAGACCTCTACCTCTCTGGCGGTGTAGTATTCGGCACTGGTGGCCCATCTCCAATCACAAGCAATACGCTGGATGACTATGAGGAGGGCTCTTACGATGTCTCAATTGTTATGGATAGTGGGACTGTCACATTAGCTTCTGACTATGACGGTATGAAGTACATTAAGATTGGTAGAATGGTCACAGTACAAGGTCAAATTCGTGTTGAATCTGTTTCAAATCCAAGTGGTTTAATGAAAATATCCCTGCCTTTTGCTATTGATCAAACAAGTGATGAAGGTAGAAACATTAGCGGGTGTGTCCCACGATTGTACCAAGCCTCGGTTCCGAGTGGTGGGTTATATCCTTATCTAACAACAGTTTTTAATTTAGGCGCATACGCACAGTTGGAGTGGGTGCGAAATAACGCTACAACAATTAATCATGTTCCCGCCGCAGACGAGTATTACATAATTAATTTTAACTATTTTACAGCATAACCCACCGCATAGCTTTGGGTCGGACAGGTGGCACTAACGCCACGGTAAAAACAGGAGGCCAACATGGCACTTACAGAAGAAACAGTACAAGACAAAATAGAGATCGTAGGTGACTACAAGCACATCCAAGTGCGCACTGCCACAGTCATCAAGCGTGATGGCGTAGAGATCAGCCGTAGCTTTTCACGCCATGTCGTTGCACCAGATGCCGACATCACAGGTGAAAGCGCAGAGGTACAAGCCATTTGTGCGGCAGTACACACAGACGAAGTTAAAGCAGCCTATGCTGCACATCTAGCAGCACAGGAGGTATAAGCTATGATTACTTACACTTGGAGTATTCCAACTTTAGAGCGTCACACATCAGATGGTGGCGTTTACATTGCTCACTGGCGCTGCACAGGCGTTGATGAAGATGGCAACAGCGCATCTAGCTATGGCACTTGTGGTTTAACCTACGATGCTTCTGCGTCCGACTTTACACCCTATGACGATATTACTGAGGCTCAAGCTCAAGGCTGGGTCTGGGGTCATGTATCACAAGCTGATACTGAAGCTGCTATTGCTACTAAGATTGATGCGATAGCTAATCCAACGTCTGCAAGCGGAGTACCGTGGTAGACATAACCTAGAAGGAGAAACGTAATGGGCGAGAAACAAACACAAACCATTATGATTGATGAAGTAGAATACAACGTGGAAGACTTTACAGATGAACAGAAGGTTCTAATCAACCACGTTATGGATTTAGATCGTAAGATCGGTAGCACTAAGTTTAACTTAGATCAGCTTAATGTGGGTCGTGGGGCATTTATGAATGCTCTTAAGGAAACTCTTAAGCCAGATCCAGAGCCACAGCAACAACAAGCAGCTTAATTAAAGGGATGCCTGACAATGGGATATAAACTAGGAACACGTAGCTTACAGAACTTGTCAGGCGTTCATCCTGATATGCAAGCTGTAGTTAAGAAGGCAATAGAGATCACTGAAGTAGACTTCACAGTCATCGAAGGTATACGTCATATTGATCGTCAAAGACAGTTACTCAAAGAGGGTAAGTCAACTACCCTTAACTCAAGACACATCACAGGCCATGCTGTAGACATGGTTCCTTGGCCTGTAGATTGGGAAGACTTAGATAGGTTTGAAACTATGGCTGAAGCCATGAAGGATGCAGCAGAAGAGCTTGACATTTCCATCGTATGGGGTGGTGACTGGAAGAGCTTCTATGATGCACCTCACTTTGAGCTTGATCGTAAAGTCTACCCAGCATGACCAAAGATGAAGATAATTGGCACCTTTCCAGAAGTGTTCCTATAACCCTTATCTTTGGTCTTATAGCTCAAGCAGCAGCTATTGTGTGGACTGTATCCATGATGATGTCAGACATTGAACGTAATGCTGAAGAAATCATGCGTATGCAATCCAGACTATCTGTTGTAGAAGATGCTACACAAAGACAAGCAGTATCTATGGCCCGTATAGATGAAAACATTAAAGCAATCCGACAATCAGTAGAAAAGATGGCTAATGATAAGTAAGGATTGTTATGGTAGACCCATTCACTGCCCTAGCTGCAGTCAAGACTGCTGTCAGTGCGGGTAAAGAGCTTGTCTCAGTTACTAAACAGATTGGTGAGTTCTTTGATGGTGTCGATGAACTAAGGAACAACCACAACAAAAAGAAGAACAGTCTCTTCTCAGGTGATGATGAAAACAGTATGGAAACCTTCGTTAAACTACAGAAGGCTAAGGATGCTGAAGAAGAACTCAGAGCCATTGTGATAGCTACCAGAGGTTACTCCGCTTGGGGTGAGCTACAGGAAATAAGAGCTAGAACACGTAGAGAACGTAAAGAGAGAGAAGCTGCTAATAGGCTCCGTAAGCAGGAGATTGTAGAGAAGGTGGTTGTTATTGGGGGTACAGTAACTGTGTTGTCTATTATAACAGGTATAGCTGTACTTATAATAATGTCATCAAAGGGAATGTTATAATGGGTTTAGAAGCTAAAGGTACTTTTCCATTCCAGATGTATCAGATTCCTGAGTTTACAGCTACTACAGTGACTACAGCACCTACTCCCCCAGCTAAGACTAGCACTGACAAGCCAAGGGTTGTAGAGCCAGCTACTCGTAGTGAAGTTACCATAAGACTTGATAAGTACTGGCAAGAGAAGGCTGAAGAACTCTTAAATAGGCAGAGAAGCATGGCTGAGATAGCCTACAGTCCAAATGGTAGAATTGTAGCACCTATAGAAGTAGGTAGAATACTAGACGTAGAGGTTTAATATGACTGTGACTATGGAAAGATTCCTAGAGTGGAAGATCCTACCCAGACTTATGATGGTAGTTATGACCCTTATGTATATACGTGTTATAGAGTGGGGCATTAGCTTGGATGACTTAAGTACTCAGCAGAGTGCTATGATCAGTGTCGTTAGTGGTGCTATGACTGGTACGATAGCTGTATGGCTTAATTCGGAGAAGAAATAATGATAGGACAAATCTTAAGTAGTGTAGCTGGTCTAGCTACAAGTGTAATCGACAGTAAGACACAGATCAAACTAACTGAAGCTGAGATTAAGAAGAAACAGCTTACAGGTGAGATAGACTGGGATCTAGCTGCAATCCAGGCTACACAGAATAGCTGGAAAGATGAGTGGATAACCTTACTCTTCAGTATTCCCCTGATATTAGCCTTCTGTGGTGATTGGGGTAATGCTATAGTGCAAGCTGGTTTTGCAGCACTTGAGACTATGCCAACGTGGTATCAGTATTCCCTTGGTGGGATCGTATCAGCATCCATAGGAATTAGGTCAGTATCTAAATTCTTCGGTAAATAATTCACAAAAACCACCTTAGCTGGTGTATACAATAAAGAAGCCCCTGTATCCTTAGTTGGACGCAGGGGCTTTTTCTATTGTGTCATTGCTTTAAATGTACTGGTTAAAGACTTTAGTAGGTTACTTAGTGTAAAGTAAGCATAGTCTACTTCTTGTTGTAGTTTATGTACCTTCCAGACCAAGTAGAGTGTAATACCTAAGTGTACTAAGTCTACTGATTGCTCTAGGGTTATCATTTCTTACTCTCTACCTGTATGAGCTTAGATAAGTACCAATCAGCCTTCTTAAGATCCTCTAAGCCATTCTTGTAGCGCCACCTATGAAGGTACTTAGCTATATTCCCTCGTAGGTATCCTACAAACTCATCCTTGCTTAGGAAGTCCTCAATGTATTTGATACACTCAATAGTGCCTTGTCCGTAATGTGGTGGACTGTTTACATTATCAGATTCCATCTTGCTTAAGTCCCACTTAGCCATTATAGTCTCCTATGTTAAATCTACTATTTCACAAGTGTCACCACTACAAGCCATTGTCTGACTACCAGCAGTATTATCTTCATTCTCATACTCTGAAAGTTCAGACCAGTCAATAGCCTTTGGCATAAGTTCTAACAGTTCATGGTAGTCTGTTGCTTCACATTCCTGATAAGGTGCTTGCTGATAAGTATGATCTGAGTGAGGTAAGAACGACACCCCTGACATCTCATCAAAGTGCTTATAGACAAATGCACCCACTTCCATCCACTCATGGTCACGTACTGAGATCGTCACTGAGGGCTTATGTTCACACCATGACCTCTGATAGATTAACCACGTCTCTAGCTGCTCTATGGCTGTCATATCGTTTCTGGTGACTGCTCCCGCTGGAGATTTAACTGGAAAACTAAACACTGTTGTTGTGTCAGGTTTCATCACACAAGGCTCATTAGGGATACCTCTGTCAATCATGAACTTCGTCAGCGGGTCTTTGTTATCTCCACGCACAGTACGAACATAATAAGGGCTGTGACGAGCATGAATGCCACTAGCAGAATCAACAAGTTGGGAGACAGTACCACTTGGTTTAACGCAACTGATAGCAGCAGAAGCAGGGATGTTAAGGCGTTCAGCCCACTCAGCATTCGTAGATATTGCAACATCTTTTA